TCCCCGAAGAACCAAATTCGATTCCATTCGGTAATCTTTAGACCTTCGACGGGACAACATTCGATTTTGTTCGGAATTTCTGTGACGCATCTAAGCCGCCGGCCAACGATCACAGTCCAGCCTTGCCATGTTCCGCCGCTGCCAGATCCGCTTCCACTACCGGAGCCACTGCCTGACGAGCCAGAACCGCTCCCAGAGCCACTGGGCGAACAGATTGGCATTTTGATCAGGCCAACTGGCCCGGCTTTATAACCGGCTGGCACAAGGGCTGTCACACTGCCTAGGCTTGTGCAGAGGCTCAGGTCCATGTCGAGGAAGGAGCAGTCCCCGCCAGATCCACTTCCGGAACCAGAGCCTGAACCGCTGCCAGATCCGGTTTCGCACGGTCCGCACAGGAACGGAATGAACTCCTCGAGCGATGCACCGCGATACAGCGAGACCGTCAGCGTGCTGTCATCTTTGCCGGTGTCCTGGGCGAGCGTTCCCCACGCCAAATTGACACCACCACCACCACCACGCGGTTTAATTTCTGGATACCAACTCTCTCCGTTTGATATGCCCTGCAATAATGACTGAGCGTCATCTCTGTTGAAGCCGTAGGTGTTTTCGTCGGGCATTTCAAATCCTCAGAAAGCTCGCGAAATCCACCTGATTGTACATGGTAAATTGTCGCAATGCCGGTTCGGTTCCAGGCGATACCTTGCCGCCCGTTCCATTAAGACCGCCGAGCATTACGTTGCCATCATCATCAAGATACGCCCTATGCACACCGCCCTCGAGGTACACTGTTCCGACATCCAGCCGATAGTGCTTCCATGTGTACTCATTGTATCTAATGGCGTATCGCGTCAATCGTCGCCTAGATCCGTAATAAAACCCGACCACTGATGACAACACCGTGCACAACAGCGTATGTTCGTCGCGACCCTTAAACTCTGCTGAGTTGACGACCTCGTTGCGTTCTATTACCTGCTCATCAGTGACAGTGTCTGGCTCAAACTGATAGAACTCCCAGATTGGTATAAACCGCGAGCGAATTATTCCAGTCTCGAACGGCTGACCAGCGCTGTTTGCGACACGATTTCCAGCCAGATCCTTAGTGACAACTTCCTGCAATCTCTCAAACTTTGTTTCGTAAATCGGAACCCATTCTGTCGGGTTTCCTTTAATGTTTTGAACGCTTTGACGCTCGTCGACCTCGCTGCTAAATACTGCTGTCACGTCCCAATACAACCGCTGATCTTCTCTGCGAACCGCATCGACAGTTTTGCAAATTGCGTAGCCGTTGATTGTTTGCGTAATTCCCACAAGGGGAACACCACTCACAGACAACGCGTCGACCTTGTCGGCAGTGACGGCCGCCATCTTGACGAGGTAGTGATACGTTTCGTCTAGAATCGGCACGCCGCCTGACGATCGAATTCCGCCACGCCCTTGGCTCTGCTCACCCAGCAATGTTCCAGATACTGGCATTACGGCACCTGAATTCCTGTGGCCTGAATTGCCAAATCGAGTTGCGTTGCAGTAGACGCTGTACCAAGCCGCGTCACATAATCGCCAGTCGAGCGATCCGCATTTGGCATGATTGCTCCTGCCGTATCAGATACAAGATATGTTTCCCCGACCGTCATAGTGGTGCCCACTAAGATGATTGAACCGCTGACCGCAATGACTCCATATCCATCAGTTACGCCGGGCGTCATCGCAATGCCACGAGCATTTGCCAGCGTTGAGGACGCATTTGCATCAGCGGCTACGAACTTGGACGAGCTTTCCGAAACGGGCTGACCTACAGATACAGTGCCGCCATATTGCACGATACGCGATTGCGTGCTTCCTGTTGGCCTAACTGCTGTGATTCCGCTGAGATCTGCCATTTATCGAATTCTCCTGAATCCATTTTCCCGTGCTTCTCTGAGCAGGCTGTCCATGATTGCGATTTGACGGGCGTGCATGGCGTTTGCTGCCTGCTGTTCCTTAAACAGTTGCTCTGCTTTCCATGCAATCTGCACTTCGCCGGGTGTAGGCTCCTCCGGCACGGCAGCAACGCTGATCTGTCGATTGATTTGATCAGCTGAAAACTTAGCTGCTTCTGCAGATCCTATTTCCATTCCAGCGCCCGGACCGGCCGCCACGTCCGCCCTGCGTTGCTTTTGCTTTGCCTCTTGCTCTGCAAAGTAGTCAACGGCAGCTTTGCGTGCGGTTTCCATGTCTCGTTGAAACTGCTCTTCTCGCTCTCTTGCTACTCTTGCTTGCAATTCTTGAGCCTGCTTTACAGCCTTTTCAGCGTCAGCCTTCTGTTTTTCAATGTTTTTTTTGCGTTGTTTTTCAGCGTCTTCAGCTGCCTTTTTTTGATCTTCGACAAACTTTGCGTGCAGCCTTGCTCGTTCTTCAGCTGCCCTTCGTTCAGCAATTGCAACGTGATTCACACCAGACTGCCTTTGTTCGAATTCTGCATTGACTGCAGCGGCTTTGTCTGCTTCTAATTTTCGTTCACGTTCTTCTAGTTGATCGAGAAACGCATTGGTTTTTTCGAAATTGAAATCACCCTGCTTCATTCTTTCAAAATCTTGAGTCAGTGCGGTGGCGAATGCCATTCCTTTGGCAAACAATCCAAGTAACGTGATTGCGTCGTTCAGCAGTGGCTTGAGATCCTCGGAAGCATCCAGCAATTGAATGATCAGCGGCCCAAGTGCTTCACCGGCCGCAGCAAGCTTTTGTTCCATGTCGCTCAGTGCAATATTGAGTTTTCCGCTGACTGTTTCGGCAAGCCTTTCGGTCATGCCATGAAACATTCCGCCCTCAGCCGTTGCGTCCTCAAACGCTCTGCGAACTTCATCAGCAGATATTCCGCCGTCCTCCATTCGCTTCTTCAGCTCGATCATCGTTTCGCCGGTGGTCTTGCTGATTTGCTGCAGCGGATTAAAACCAGCATTGATCATTTGGAGCACATCCTGCCCCATCAATCGACCAGCCGCAGACGTTTGCGAAAACGCCAAAGCCAGCATTTTGAACCGCTCGTTGTTGCCACCGGTAACGTCAGAAAGCATTTGCAAATTTTTCTGAACGTCTTGAGCAGCCACGCCAAAGCTCATCATTGTTTTCGTAGCTTCGGCCGCGTTGCTAAACGTGACTGGCGACGCTGCAGCAAAATCGCGAATCTGCTGAAACAACAACTGCCCGTCTTTAGCACTGCCCGTCAGCACTTCGAATGCGATCGTCGCGTCTTCAACCTGTGATGCCAGATTGATTGCTTTGGCGACAGTCTGCAGTGACAAATACGCCGCTGCCATTCCCTTTATAGACTGGATCGCACTGCTTGTTGATGTTTGCGATTCCTTGAGAGTCTTGTTTGACTTGTCGACGGCACGGCGGAATGTTTCCTGATCGATTGCCCCAGCGCGGAGAAGTTCTCGGTATTCACGGACGCGGCGGTTGTGCGACTCTTGAGCTTTCTCCACAGACTGCGTAAGTTGCTTGCCTTTCTCCATCACGGCCTGATGTGCTCGCTCGGCTTCGGCAAGTCTAGCCTTTTCTTCTTTCAGCCGTTTCGCTGCTGCAATCGCTGTGTCTGTCGATGCCCTCGCAGACTCGAGCGTTTTGCGTGATTCTGCCAAAGCTCGCGCATAGGTTTCCTCTGAGATCGCACCCGCTTTTCGCAAGGTCTTAAATTCTGTGAACCTTTGCCAGTACGCTTCTTCTGCAGATTGCACGGATTTAGTGAGCTGCTTTCCTCGCTCCTGCAATGCCTGATGTGTTTTTTCAGCTTCGCTAACTTCCTTAACTGCGTACGCTCCCTGCTGATATTTCTTAGCAAGAAAGTCCAGAGCATTCGCATATTGCGATGATTGCTTCCCAGCGTCGTTGAACGCTTTGTTCAGCAGGTCTAATTCCTGCTTGTACTTTTCCGCAGGCGGCACCGACTGCCGCATTATTGACGATATTTTCGTCACTTCCGACCTTGCAAACTCCGCACCTTCAGCGAAATTCGACGTGTCGATTCCAAGACGGACATTAAGTGCGGTGATTGTTGTCATGAAAAACCAAATGCCCGCTTGAGAATGTCAGTTTGTGCCTTTGGGTGACTAATGCCGCGTGATCTGAGCTTCGTTCGCTTCTGCCATTTCATTGAATCCGATGGCATGAAATCAATCACACTCATCGGCTCCATCTTTACGCCTCTTGTCGCAGCGAGCATCGCGTTGTTTGCGTGTACTGTTGCCGCAACCGATGCAACCTGTTCCCAATGCGATCCAAACGGCTCGCACTGGTAATAAGCCCACCACAGTTCCAGAGTCCGTTCCGAAATCGAATCCAGCCACGCTTCCGGATCATCTATGCCTAGTTCGAGACAGACTCGACAGGCAAATCTGAGACGATGGTTTTTTCGGACTCCCCCAACAGTTCTGATGCCTCGCTAGTTTTTGCAAACTCTTGGCACGCTTCGGAAAGCCGCTGATAAAAGACAAGGTCGATGCTGCCAAGTTCTTTCGTCTCGTTGTCCCTGAACAGCCTCGCCCCGTCTTCGTCGATCCACATGCGAGCCACAAGCAACAGGATTGCGTCATTCAGGTTCGTCGCTATCCACTTGCCGTCTTTGTCGACCAGTGACATTTGATACTGCGAATGCTCGAGCGGGGTTGGCCGCTGAAGTCGCACACTGTGCCCGCAGATCTGAACGTCCTTTGTCGCTCGCTTTGTCAGCTTGCCTAACGTCGCTCTCGTTAGTGTCATTCGTCTTCGTCCTCTTTCGGTTCTAACTCAGGATCGACAGGCATGACGACGCCGCCAAGTTCTGCCTGCAGTTTTTTGTTGATTGCGTCAATAACTTCTGCAGTCGTTTTGGCATCCATAAACACGATGGACTGCAACCACGAGCCCGGCGTTTTTGACAGGTAGCCGACCTGAACGTCATCTACAAACACGATCCATTGACCGTGATCGACAGGGACGCCACTCGGAGACTCGCCAACGTGATCGTTCAGCTTAATCTGCATTATGTTTCTCTCGTCTGTGAAAGTGACTCACCCGTCATCTTCAGCGTAAACTCGCAATCCATCGTCTCGTTGTTCACGAGCTGCGGAAACGCGACCCGGCTGAAATACGCACTGCCTGTGATAGTGCCACGAGTAACGCCGGTGGTCGCTGTGGACATTTGCGGCAGCGTAACTGTGACTGTCGCGATCGTGCCGTTGATTGCGGGCATCCCCAACGTCGGGTTGAATCGCACGACGCCGCTAACTTCATTTGTCACTGCCAAGTCCTGCGGAGCAACTCGCATAAAATCTGAGTCTGCCAGCAATGAAACGTCTCGCTCTCCGAGCGTCCATTCGCCGGGGTTAATAGACACGATGTTTCCGACCCATGCTGTCGTGACACCTGTCGTCAACGTTGTGCCAAGTGTGAGAGTTGCCTTGTTTCCAGTCCGAAAGCGGAATGACATTACACTGTCTCCTGATATGCGATCATGTAATCAAAAATTGTCAAGTAGCGATGCTCCTGAGAGCCATCCGTTGGCCGCTCTTCCAACGTTTGAATTCCCCCGGTGATCATCACTGACTCGATCCACACTCCGCCCATTGCTCCGGTGTAACCCTGTAAATCACTGTTTCTTACCGCCTCTGCAATCAGGTTTGCGCCTGCTCGCGTTGAGGCAAACGATGTGAACTCAATTCGGCTGCGGGCGATGCCTGCAAGTCCGTTGATCAAATGGTCGTGCGTTGTGCTGATCACTGCATATGTCAACGCGCCGCCCGTCTTGATTGTGTATCCTTGCGGCAGCACGTCTGGAAAAATGCGAGTCGATACGAGTGCAGAAACACCGGTATTCGCTGCAAGATATCCCCTAACTGCACTGCCCAAATCCGCCATTACTTTTCCATCCGATTTGCTGCCGCTTCAATTCCAGACTTTAATGCCGATGTCACTGCTGCCGATGCCGCTGCCTTCGTTTCGTCTGCCGTTCTCTTAACAAACTGATTGACCTTGCGAATTGTTCCGGCGTCTCGCCCCCACAATACTTTGCGATTGTGATCCCGTGAAAACAAATTACCGTGGCCGCCCCCTTCACTGTACGATGGCCCGACCAATGCAATACGACCGACCAAGGTGCCAAACTTTTTCTTAGGTCTAACAACTGATCGAATAGTAGTTTTCAATTTTTTTGCACCGCTCCAACGACGTTTTGTTTTGTCCGATTGCTGCCTGCGTGAACCATCGCTTTCTGGCGTGTTTGCAAGCATTGCCGCCTCGACTGGAACGGTCCCGGCCTGAATAGCGTTTTCAATGACTGTGCTTTGAACTGTTGCTGCCAATTGCTCAAGTTCTTTCAGAAACTTGCTACCACCAATTAATTCCATGCCTACAGATACACTCGCCATTACAGCACCACCGATTTGCAATAAAGTTCT